CATCTCGCAATATCTGAAGCATGCGGATTACAACGTGCGCTCGTTCTCAGCCCGCATCCGCCGAGACGTGCTCAACGTGATGTTCGGTCGCAAGCGAAACAAACAGAACGCTTTCGAAGATGGGTTGGTACAGATTCTTTCGCCTTATTCGAGGACCCAGATTATAGACGGTCAAATGCTACAGCAACATATGAACTCCTCAACTGCCCTCGACGAGCTCATTGCCGACCATCCGCAAGGCATGAAGATCGCGGCGGATCTTGCCCGTTCGAAGTCCTATTCGCAGGCAATCAGGAGGATAGCGATCTATGTCGGACGCGAATGGATCTATGAGCATGCCGAGAAAATGCATCACGTATGGAAAACGTTCAGGTGGAAGCCGGAGACGAAGGGTGGCATTCGTCGAACAGGAGTTAGACGACTATGCCCTGGCCTTCTGTGCAGCGAACCAGCAGAGCTACAGCAGCCTGATCAACGATCTAATAAGATACCTCAGAGACGAAATCGGAAAGGAGGAGGAGCATGACTGAAGACAACAAAGAGATCAATCATCTGAACATCGACGCCATTATTCAGGACATCGCATCGAGGCGGACCCGCATTCTGGAGGACTTCGCCCGCGCGTATCTCGCGGAGTTCTCCGGACTCATGCCAAGCCAAATTGAGTTTTGCTTTCAGAATGATTACGAGAACGGCATAGAAAAGGTGTGGATAAGAAAGCTGCCGGACGATAAGGGCTCTGGCATATGAACGGAGCCGCACTGAACTTCACGCGCCGCGATTTCAGGCATGCCCGCCAGCGTATCGGCGCCGAGAAGTTGCAGGCGCGAATACTGCGGGAGATGGTGCGCGAGATGCCTCCGACGCAGGCGATGGTGTTTATGTCCTATTTCCACCAATTCCCGGAGTTTGCGCATGGCAATGACAATTACTTCAAGCCGGCCTGGGCGCGCACGTGTGGCCAGCTTCAGATCAGGCGCCGGGCATTCTGGAAGATGACGCGCGCACTGATAGATCTGGGCTTCCTGGAACGCCGCTGGTGTGGGCTCCTTCGCGGGTGGTGGGAATATCGGATCGTGTTCGAGAAGCTGGAAAAGTACAGAGTAGATCCGCGCAAAGGCACTACATAAAGCGTGAACGATCAGGAACGCCACGAGCAACGCTTAGCGAATATTGAAAAACATAAATGGCAAAAGGGAGGTCCCTCTCCCAACCCAGGCGGACGAACTGCAGGCTTCCTGCATTTCTCTGCAAAGCTCATGGCTCAAATGCTTGACGCCCGAGTTGATGAGAATGGGAAACCGGTCCACAAGGATGATCCGAATTATCACTTAGCAACGCCTTTTCCTGTGGCTGCCTTGAGTCTCTATATGGAGCGAGTTCTCTCAAAAAGTGCTAGGCAAAGCGAAACTCTATTTGATTTCGTTGATCGCTTATTGCCACATCTTGATAAAGTTGATGGCATTCTCATGCATCAGCGCGAGCACGACATAAAATACCTGACTTACCTAGTCTATAAATATTGCTTTGATGAACAACAGCAGGTCCTACTTACGAAGAAACCGCTGATCGTGATGATTTGCGGACGTCGCGCTGGAAAGACCATTGCCATAGCCGCACTTCTCATTCTGGTGGCTATCAGCCATGAGAGGGGCGATGTCATTTATCTTGGACGGACTGCGAAGTCAGCATATGATATTGTCTGGAAATCCCTGATCGATATTCTGGATTATCTTGGAATCCCATTCATGCCGCACATAGCTGATCAGCGCATCGAATTCAACACAGGCGTCAACATCTACGTCAAAGGCACGAACACAAAAGAGGACATCGAAAACATTAGAGGCAAGGGCTTTCGGCTAGCAGTAAAGGACGAATGCCAGGGCGACAGCCATTCAAAGCTGAAGATGCTCGTCGAGGAAGTTCTCGGTCCCACCCTGAAGGACTACGAGGATTCAAGGATTGCGCTGCTCGGTACCCCGCCGCGGATCCAGGGGAGCTACTTCGAGGAGAAGTACCTCGAAATAAATCCCTTGATCGCGCGATGCAACTGGAATCTCTCAGTCAACCCGCATATTCCAAATCACGAAAAGATCCTGGCAAAGATTCTCGCGGATGAATTCGGAGGCAATGAGAACGATACCGTCTACCAGCGGGAGTATTTGGGCCGGGTGGGAGCTTATGATACTGAGGCCCTCATTCTCCGCTTCACGGATGCCAATCACTACACGGACGCACAACTCGCCGAGTGGATCAACTCGCAGCCGCCTTCTGATATCTTCCTGTCGGGCGGGATAGACTACGGCTTTGACGATTTCGACTCCTGCACGATCACGCTGGCATCGGAGCGCAAGCCCGGCCGGTACAACATCTACGAGTACAAGGGCAACAGGACCGGCACGAGCGATTTCGTGAACCGGATGAAGCTCGGGATTACGCAGACGACCTCCAATCCGATCCTGGCGAAGATCAACAAGAACTTCACCTGGTTCTGCGATACCGAGGGGCTGGGGAAGAAAATCACGTACGATCTTGCCTCGCAATTCGGAATAACCGTAGCGCCAGCATATCAGGGTCAGCAAGATCTCTTGCTGGAGATGTTACAGGATGAGGTAAAGAATGGCTGGTATAAGACGCGAGCTCCTCAGACCATAGCTGGCAAGCTGATCATCTCGGAGATAGAGCAGGAAGCGAAGTATATGGTGTTCGCGCGAAACGAAGAGTTGCCCGGCCAACCGCTTACTCGCCGGATCGATGATGATGTCTATCATCCCGAGATCTTGAAAAGCGTGTTATACTCGCTCAGATATATTTGGCTAAGGAGTAAGGCGAAGCTGGGAAATACGAAGTGATGACAATTAAGCCCAAGAAATGGTGGTGGCGCTTTTCTCCGCATAAGCGTAAGATCGTAAAAGCAGCCGAGTTCTATCTCAATCAAGAAGAGATTCAAGCTGCTATCAGGCTCGAAATCGTAAACAAATTGATGAACAGATGAATCGCATGGACTTCAACGAGATCAGAGCCAAGGCACGCGCCACTCAGAATATTTACAAAACGATCCGCATTCTCTATCCTTGGGCAGAATTTCGCGAAGGATACATATTGCGAAAGTCAGTGATATTCATTTTACGGCAATGCTGGATAGAAGTAGGCTACTGCTAATCTTCGGGAAAGTCCCATAGAATCGCACTACATAATGCGTGGCAACCTTCATCGACGCATGGAAGCTCATTCATGATGAACTAAAGGCCCGGCGCGAAACAGAGAAGAAGCGCAAGGCTTTCGGGAAGCTCACCGGGAAAACCCTTGACATGCAGATGCTCGAATCTATCGCGCAAGAGGCCGCGAAGCTGCGCCCGGGATTCTATACGCGCGTGACGATTGAAGGAGCCGTGATCGAGATGGGCGTCAAAGAGAATGCGAAGCCGATGCCCCGGCAAGAAAATGAGACATTCTGATGCCTGACGATAAACAATTCACAGAAAAGGAAATACTCGCCGACGCCATCCAGCTCGAAGCATGGCTCATGCGCCGGGATATGAAGTACCTGCGCAACCTGAACCGCTATAACAATAACGGACAGCGCGTCGAGCAGATCTACGATCTTTATAACAATCCTGTTAGCTATTATTTCCAGGCCAGCGATGACAACCGGATCCCATGGCCCATCGAGAACGTGATCAAGAGCTGCATCGATACCAAAGTCTCGAAGATGAGCCAAGTCAAGGTGCGGCCGTTCTTCAATCCGGTCAACGGACTCTGGAAGACCCGCAAATGCTGCCGTGTTGCCCAACAGTGGGCGGATGAATGGTACCAGCGCGAAGGCATCTATAAGTCCGGGAATATGGCCTATCGCGATGGCCAGATATTCGACGTTGGCCATGTGTGGGTCAACGAAGTTACGCGGCAACCCGTGCGTATCATGCCGTGGGAATATTATGTGGATCCCGCAGAGGAAACATTCAAGAAGCATAGCCGGTGCATGGTGAAGTTCCGGCAATATCCTTTCTTCGCCTTGAAAGACATCCTGAAATCCGGCGGGCGCGCAGAAGGCGCTTATAAGAAAAATCCGTTCTATCGCGCACAGGATTACCGCATCTATTACCATCTGGCCGAAGGGAAGCGTTATGACATCGTGGATGGCGAAGTCCAGAAAATCAGCACGATCAAGTTCAAGAAGCCTCCGGTTGCCACGATCCATTATTGCCCGCCGGTCAAAGGCATTTGGACTCCTTCCCTTGTCGATGACCTGATCACTCTCCAGAAAGAGCTCGACCTCGTAAACGAAAAGATACACGACGCCGAGGAGAATACACCGGCCAACCTGATCCTCGTTCCTACTATGAGCAGCGGCGGCATTAAGGCATCAACCATCGACGGTGGGAAAGCCGCGATGATGTACGAATACGAACCTGCTCCCGGGTCTACCGCTCCTGCAACGTGGGTGACGCCGGCATCGGTGAATCCACAGCTCCTCACTAGGCGGGAAAAGATCATCGAGAGCATGTACAACATCTCCGGTGTCTCGCAGCTCTCCGCGCAATCGAAAAAGCCCAGCGGGATCAATAGCGGCGTCATGCTGGATACGCTCGAAGATGTGGAAAGCGAACGCTTCAACTTTGAGCTGCAGAACTTCGAAGACTTCTGCATGACGATCAGCGAGATCGCCATTGACGTCTTCGATGAGGATGCCGATATCCTGCCAAAACGCAAGCAGCGGCCGACCGTCACCTGGAAAGAAATCAAGGCAGAGCGGGACTTCTTCTCGATTCAATTCTCCCCCGCCTCTGCACTTTCCAATACCCCGAAAGTGAAAATGGAGCAGGTCGAGAAGCTCCAGAAGATGGGTCTGATTGGACCCGAATGGGCCGCCGAGATGCTGCAATTTCCGGACCTTGAACGTTCTTATGGTATCGCCACGGCCAACCGGGATGATATCGAGATGATCACCGAGCGCGCTGCAGAATATAGGGAGTTTGATTTCTATGACGTGGTGAATGTAGGCGATCTCTACAAGAACGTTATGAACGAAATCATGCGCCTAGACGCGGATGAGGAGAATGAATCGATCCTCGATAACCTCATTGCGTTCTTAAAAGTCATCAAGAGCAAGATGGACGCGCTGAGGCTCGCGGCTACTCCAGCTCCACCGCCCCCGGGGCCTCCCGCAGCAGCTCCTCCAGTTGCATTGGGCCAACCTCCAAATCCTCCGAGCCCGCAAGTACCGAATGCTCTTGCCGGAGGAAATGGAAATACAGCGGCAGCTATGCAGCAGGCTCCCGCATGAGAAATTTCTCTCAAAATCGCACTACATATCAGGAGTAGAGCAAATGAGTGGTCAGCAACTTCCCAGCGCAGAAGAGCAGATACCCTCGGTAGAGGAGATTTTCCAGTCCCTCGAAGGCCATCCGCCCGAAGAGCAGATGCCGGCCCTGGCCGCAATCATGCAGGCCATGCTCGGCCAGATGAGCGAGATGGAGAAACGCCAGGAGGAGTATTACCAGCGCGTGGATGATCTCTACAAGGAGATCTATGACCCGCTGAAAAAGGGGTACCAAGAGAAAGTCCGCGGTCAGGGACTCGAATCCCTGAAGGGGAAATACGGATCTCTATTCGATCCCATTCTTGAACCGCTGAAGGGCTTCGGGATCGAGGATCCCTATTCGACCCTCTATGACATGCTGGAGCAAATGAAAAAGGATGGCACCTATAATGAGGCCGACGAAGGGAAATACATCGGCGATCAGCATGCGGATGCTATGAAGCACATCACTGCTGTCCGCGGGACGCCGCCGGCTGAAGAAGTGGCCGAGACGCCGGCTCCCGAGGCCGAAGTCGAAGCCGAAATCAAGAAAGAGGAAAAGCCGGCAGAGAAGAAGCCGGAAGAAAAACCGAAATCCCTCGCCCAGAAAAAGAGATCCATGAGGGACGGATACTAATGCACCCCATAATTCAGGCCATCCAGGATGCGCTCAAGCCGAAGGTTATAGAAGTTCCCCCGCCGGCCCCATGGCCTCAGCCAGCAGAGGAACCGCGTGCCGAGGAGCTGACTGATCTTCAGTCTGAGATCGAAGAGCATTCCGACGAAGAAGAGAAATCCGAAAACATCGACTTTTGAAAATCGCACTACATAGGGCAGAGGAGAAAACAGACCATGCCCGTATCGAGTGCACAACTTCTTGCAACCTTCAAGACGTATTACACGCCGGACCAGATGGAGAATCTCCTCTGGCGCAACAGCCCCGCGGTGAAACGGATCAAGAAGGTCCGGGTGAGCGGTGCGAACTACGTCTTCCCGATGGTCACCGGCCGCGGTGGTGCGGTCTCTGGAAGCGGCGCCGTGGCCGTTGCCAAATCCGCAACTACCTCGCGCACGAACGCGATGACCGTCGATCATGGAAACCTCTTCAGCGCCTTCCAGCTCACTGATAAAGAGGCCCGGGCATCTGTGGACGACAAAGGCGCCTTCGAGCCCGTGGGGGTCACCAAGCTCTTCACGACCTCGGATGCGCTTCGAAAGACGATTGCTGCCGCCTTCTACGGATCCGGGTTTGGAGAGGTGGGCCGTGTCCAGGGCGCGGTGATCGCCGGAGCAAACCAAGTCATCGTCGACAGTGCCACCGTGGCGAAGATCGACGTGGACACGGATTTCGTCGTCACCACGGGCCCGGCCATCGGAAATGATCTTCCCTCTGATGCCCTGATCGGAGGCGGAACAGGAACGGTCTATACCGTGCAGCAGGTGGATGGTGATGGAAGTGGAAACTACACCGTCACTTTCACGCCAGTCGCGCCTGCCGCGGGATTCGTCGATCAATCCTGGATCTGCCTGAACGGCTTCCGCGATGCGACGACCCTTGCGGCCATCGGCCCGCAAGGCCTCGGTGGAGCGCTTCCCTCCTTCGCCAACAGAACAGGCGCCAACTGGGCTACCTACATCGCTATCGCTTTCCAGGGGCTCGTGCGGAACGTCTTCACGAACCGGCTTGCCGGTGGATTCGTGCTGCAGAACACGGCAGGCGGGGAGACCAAGACGCAGGCTGTCACTCGCGCCGTGCAACTTGCACGATTCCAAGGAGGCGAGAGTGACCTGATCATCCTGAATGACAAGAACTTCAACGAAATCCTTATCGAGCTCAACAGCTCGACGCTTCTCTGGAAGGATCTTCAGGGCGGAGCTCCGAAGAATGAAGTGGCTCTCGGCATCGATAGTATGTCTTACATGTTCAGCACGAGCTGGGTGAAGACGGCCATCGATGATCCCTACTGCCCATACAACACTTTCTATGTCCTGGAAGAGCGGACGATCAAATGGATCGGGCTCACGGACATGGAGCGGGCCACGCAGGACAGCATCTCCGACAATCAGCCTGGAGCGCCCCCGGTCACGAAAGACGGAGAAGTGCCGACTGATCGTTATGGGCTGAACATCGATGACATCCTCACACTGAACCCGTCCGCAGTCGGCCAGGACGGCGCGGGAATCCAGGGACTCCTTTCGATCTTCGGGGCCTTCGTCGTACAGAACCCGGCGCACTGCGTGGTGGGAAGGTTTGTTTAGCCAGCAATAGGAGATTTCAATCAAGCCCCGGCCAACTTCAGCCGGGGCTTTTTATCAGATAAAGCACAATTCCCAGACCAATCGTTGGAAGTAAAATGATCAATAGCGATGTCATATCGAGAGGACCATTGCTCCAGAAAATGAAAAATGATCCTAGAATCCATACTACCATGAGAATCTTGATCACTCTCCGTAATCTCACTATGAACATTTCATTTGCCTCCTGATTAGAGTCTACAAGTAAGTGTGCACATTTCAATCCCCTTCTGAAGCGTGCACACAATAGATTTCCGCACTACATCTCTTGATGAACGTATCAGCAATGGTCACATGGGCCCGGTCCCTGGCGAATCTTTCTACTTCGAAGGCAATCAGCCAGGACGATGAGGACAAATCTTTCAATGCGAGTTGGAAGGATCTCTACGCTCGCATGCTGGAATCGAACGACGATTACTTCACGAAGACAGTCCAGATCGCGCTCACCACGCCAATGCTCGTAGGGACCTTCGAATGGCTCGTTCCGATGCCTTCGGACTTCTACCAGCTCCGCACCGCGGAGTACCAGGATGGGACGACGAACGGCCAGTGGATCCCCCTGGAGAAGTTCCCGCTTTCCTCCCGGACAGATCAGGGAATTGCGGATCCCGGCTACCGGATGGACAACTCGAACCTCTGGATCAAGGGCCAGGGCATCAGCACCATCCGGATCAAGTACTATCCACCGCCGGCGCAACTCACGCATCCCCAGCCCGATCTCCAATATGGAACGAGCTATGCCCCGAATGCCTTTCCCCTCATCACTTCCCCAGCGTATGCAGCGTGGAAGAACACGGGTCTCTATATCTACAGCGCGCAGAACATCGTTGAAGAATCGATTGACAGCAATTCCGTTGTAACTCCCGTGACGCTCTATGCCGTGGGAGCGAACGTCTCCAACCTGGTCTACTACAAGGGCTATCTCTATTGGCTTCAGGCGGGGAGCATCAAGCGGGCGCCCACCGATCTTGTCACGCCATTCCTAGTCGGAGTTGTGACTATGCCAATCGGTACAGGTACGGTGTCCAGCTTCAGCGTGTTCATGAATAAGCTGTATTACAATGACGGCGGAACTATGAAGAGTGCCAACCTCGACGGTACCGGGGTAGCGGTCCTTTTGGCATCCGTGGGGTCATGGCTGTCTCTTGCCGGCGGCGTCGTTTTTTACATCGATGCTACGGCGAATCTGAAGGCAATAGGAGGGGGAACGCTTGTAACGGGGACCGCCGCGGCTTGCACGAGCGACGGCACAAATCTCTATATGTTGGACACCTCAAATCAGCTTCACCTCCTCACGTTAAGCGGAGCGGCGCTCAGATCGGACACGATCACAAGGACGGACGTATCCGCAATCGGACCGTGGGCGGGAAGCACGGTTCCATGCATCACGGGGGAAGCGCAGACTTTCATCGCCGATGATTCTACGGTCGACAGCAATATCACCTATCCCGCAAATGTAGTCCTAGAGATCATGAGCTACCAGGGCGCAATTGATTTCAGGACGAAGATAGGCGGGGAGTTTGACTTCGGCCCGCTCCTCGGGAGACTCGGCCATCCGGCGGGAGCGAATGGGAAAGCATCTGGACTCTGGGCCCGGTTCGAGAGCTCGGTCAAGCGTGATAGCTACAAAGCTGAGCGCGTGAGTAACAGCCGGCGCGTGGCAGGAAATTGGTAATGGCACGCAGCGCGAAACTCAATCTTCAGCATAGCATCTGCACGGATACTCCAGTCGGAGCCGATCTATTTGCTATTGGCGATGACAGCGCGAAGCATCTCCAAAATACCGGCATAGAGCGCAACAGCGGGTTGACTCCGATCTATGAAAAGGAAACGACTTTCCCGACTGCCGGCGTTTCCACGATTATTGCTAAAGATGGAACGGTCGTGCAGGTGGACGCATCGAATAATGTCCGGCTGAATGATCGAGTGATAGGAAATGTGGGACCGCTGGCGATCAAGAACCGTGGCGTTCTCTCTGGCTATCTCGATGCGGCATGGACGGCAGATGAAACACTTATAGCGATCAACCGAATCGGCACTTCGATGTATGTCTATGAGATTGATCCGGCCACCGGTACGGTCCTTCATAGTCGCTCAAATGCTTTTGCCGGGTTCCCTTCGGGGCCGATAGGTAATATCTGTCTCGTGAAATATGTAGACATGCACTATGCGGATAATCAGGAGTTTGTAGTTCAACTTGGAGGTCCTACCGGTACGGCTTCGGCAAATGCTTACATATTAAAAGAATCCGGGACAAGCACTACTTTAATAACTGGCTCAAATGCCAAACCATGTAGATATTTTGTATGGAGATTCTCTACGGGAAAGTACATTTCTGGTAAACAAGGACTCAACATTTCCAGTGTTCCCGCATGGTTTATAGGCGATTTGACAGGAGCAGGAGATACTAATCTAGTAAATGTTGACGCAGCAAAACCTGTAGTGAATATCACAATAGATAGATTCCCGGGGACGGCATTTTCAAGAGCAATCCTTACTCTGCCACCCGGTAAAAATACTGCAAATCTATTTAGTGGATATGGAGAAGTGGGATACACAAGCGCGGGAGTGTATTCCGCATCTCCTGTTTTCTATGGGATTGCTTTGGGAGCTGCCACCGTGACGGTGCAAAATCCAATCTTCGGAATGGGATATTCAGAATGTGATTTCACAAGGTCAGATTTTGCGGGTCAGATTTTCTATTATTATGCGGCTCCCTTTGCTCACAATGTAGCAGCATATTATCTGGCTTCTTCATGTGCTACCAATACTCCGATAAATGGATATGGGAAGCTAACCGATATTTTCAATACGACATCAGGGGCAAACGTTGTTAATCTTGTTTCCTGGAGAGTGATATACATAAATGGGCAGCAATCTTTTCTTTCAGCGGCTCCTATTGGAACGACTTGGGATTGTATTGGAGTTCCGATAACTAATGTCGGGGAGTTTGACGAAATATTCACACCCCATATTGACGATAATGGGAGTACATATTCCAGAATCCTTTATCGTTATCATGGGCAATTGTTTTATGTCAACATTACTTCGACCGCAACGCATACCCTTCAAAGGGTAGGTGACAATCTCTATACTGTGAATTGTATTTCTGCGATAAATGCGGTTGATGTAAGGGGTAGAAAACTTGCAACGGGAACTAATGATTACAATGGGAGATTGATACAATTCTCAGCTGCGGCAATTGTAAATCCTACTTATAAAGTAGTTGGACTAATGCAAGAGGCTTTTTCTAATTCTACAGATTTCGGAGATAAACTCTCTACTGCTCTATCAACTGCTGCTCTTGCTGCTATTTCTCCGTATGACTATTTGAGCCTTTATCTTTTCTGCCCTGGGATAGAATCTCCAAGTTTTATAGATAGGTCAAGTGATTTCTCTGTTGATGTTTATTTGAATGATGTATATTTCGGTTCCTTTATCGCTTATGCCTCTCCAATAGTAAAAGCTGATCTCGGAGGAACTCTCTATGTTTCCGATACCCGTCTTCCCTTTGCCATGGGTTATTCCTTCCAAGAACGCACCATGCAGACGGAAGTTGAAACGATCTTCACCGGCGTAGGGGTGACGGGGAGTGCGGATATCGACTTCGATTATCTTGGCTATGAGCTGGGAAATGATACCCCGGCGCTCTATCAATCATTTGTCCTTTTTGGTCAGACATATCTTTTCGACGGAAAACAGATATGGTTCGCCTCCTTCACGGGAGCTTTGTTTGCAGGGCGTGGAAGTTCCCCTATCTGCCCGGCGACAGGAATGCAGTTGATAGCCTCTTCTCCAACAGAAGTATTCTTTCTTTCCTTGCAAGACAACTCCATCTATTCGTTTGATGGAGGCAGATCGCTTCAGAAGGTTAACCGGATGAATGATCTCCGCAACTCTGTGGGTGCTCTGGAGACGATCATCAATGGCGTGTTCAGCGTTCGAGACAATACGCTCCTTTTGCAGACGGCAAGTACGTTCGTATGGATACGTGACAAGATCGTATCCCAGAACGCTAAGAAGGCCAATCAAACGGCAATAGCATTGTACGACACGCAGCTGGGAATATTCATTGCCAACAATACGCTGAGTTGGCAATATACCTTTTTCGCACTCGCCGGATCTACTGTTGTGCCTTTCACCTGGCAGAGTGGATATTTCGGGGTCACTGACAACAAGCTCGGCATCTTCTCCGCATTTGATCTCACCTTCTATTGCGCTGCCAAGTCGGCAGCCTCGATCATCGTTACTTTCGCTGGCTTCGATGCAGATGAGGAATGGACGGAGACTGTGCCCTACAACATCAAGCCTGGAGATTGGACGCCGCTGGGATTCTATCGTGCGAAAGTCACGCCAGCTCACACGCTGGGCCTTGCGCTGTCGATTGGTATTCAGACATCATCCTATATCGTTCTCAACGAGGTCATCGCGGAGTTCACCCCGAGCGTGAGCACGGCTGTATCCGCGGGTAGGAGCAAATAATATGGGATTTTTTCAGGACGTGGGGAATTGGTTCGGAGATATTACGGGTGCCAATCAAGCAAATCTTGCGAAAGAACAGCAGAAGGCAGGACAAGCGAACGAGGCCGCGGCTGGTACAACGCTGGGTCAAATAGGGGGGACCTCCGCAGGCCAGTTCGCCCAACAGGCGGGCCAGGCGGGTCAGGCGCTTGGCAACCAGATGGGACAGCAGGCCGCCACCATGGGAACGCAGCAGGCGACGCAGGCAGCCCGGACGGCCGGGCTCAATAAGGGACAGGCGGCCCTTGAGGGAGGTCAGCAGGCTGGTAGGCTCTATACGCAAGGTCAGCAGGCCGGGCAAGGCATGGGGATGGAATCCTATGGGCAGGGGGCACAGACGCAGCTTGGAGGAGCGACACAGCAGGGGAATCTCGGAGTAAATCAAATGGGAGGAGCCCAACAGGGACAGGCTGCGGCCGGGAAGGCTGGCGGAGGTTTGCTCAGCGCTGTAGGAGGTCTATTCGGCCTGAAGGAAGGCGGCATCGTGGAGAAACCGACAAAGGCTGTAGTTGGAGAGGCAGGACCGGAGGCCGTGCTTCCTCTGACCAAGCCTGATCGAATGGCGAAGATCATTGCCGAAGTACTCACGAAAAAAGGAATCAAATATGCCTGACACTGGCGCGACTTCTGCGAATACTCCTGAAATTACTCCTGAAATGCAAGCTGCGATAGATCAAGCGGCGGCCACAAAGAGGCCTCCTTATGTGGATACTCCTCCCAGCGCAGCCGAAGCTGGCATTATGGGTCAGGCGGGAAGTGATATCGGCGGCGTGACATATGATATGCTGGAGAAAACCGGCCATGTGAAGCCTTCTGATCTCCCTTCATCGGAGACCGGAGCTCCAACCCAGGGAATGAAAGCAACGCCGCCGACTCCCGTAGCTACGCCAACGAAGAGCATAGGGCCGGTCGTCGGAGCGGCTGCCCCTTCCGTAGCGGCAGCTCCAGCGGTCAAGGATATCGTCTCGAATATCGTTGCCGATCACGCCAAGACTTCGCCTCCTGGCGAATCGTGGCAGGATTTCCTCAAGGGCGCGGTGGGAAAGGTAGGAGAGTTCCTCCAGCGGTGGGGATTGAACGAACAGGGAGCCCCTGGCGTCCAGACGCACGGCGAAGTCAAGCAGGCTCAGCAGTTTGAGTTGGAGAAGGCGGGAAAGCAGGCGCAGATCCAGCAAAACGCCATGGCGATGGAGAATCAATACCAAACCGCACGTATGCAGCTTCAGCAGCAAATGAATCAGGCGAACATGACGGCGCAAGGGAAGATCGATCTGCAAAATCGTATTAGCGCGCTGGACAAGGAGCATCAGAACAGACTCGCAGAATTCGGTCCTGAGTTTGAGCAGGCCCGGCGTATCGCAGGACTTTCCCCCGGGGCACAGCCCGGAACTTTCTGGTCAAGCGGGGGGAAATAGATGTCCGATCCGAATGTATACCCGCTCCCGGCGAATGTCCCGCAGTATGTTCCTCCACCGTCTGCCGCTTCCGGCGGAATCGCGCAGA